ACCTTTAAACCCGGCCCTCCATAGGGCGATGCAGACTTTACGAACTACCGGGTCATTACAAAACTTCTCTCGAAGCATGGAGTAAATCTCCTTAAAGCCACCGCCATGCGATTTACGCATATGCTTACCCCAGTATCCCGGGTCACTGTAATACAGATTATGCTGCACAAAGTGTGAGAGCTCGTGCAATACTTGGATCAAGTTACCGTGATCAATGTCGCCTTTTTTGACGTGCATACCACCGCACTTAGGATCCGCATCAAAGTGGCAATATTCGTTCCAGTAGTAGTGTCCCGGCTTGTAATAACCCAGCTTTTTAAATCTGGCCTTAACGCCCCGGGATTTACCGCTGATGACGTTTTCAATTTGCCAGTAAGTTGTGCAAATTATTATGCTATCAAAACCAGCCCGGCTACAATTGCTGCGTCTGTTAGGAGCCTTAACGACTAGCACGTCGTGTGCTTTTTGCTTTTGCTCCTTAGACATTTGAAATTGTGTGCCGTCGAGGTAGTTCAGTGCATCAGTAATGATGTTATGAAAAAACTCTTTCTGGTTCGATAAGCTATATGGATTATCTGACATTACGCTACTCCCTTCTGAGCTTTTAAGCCCTTCTTTAGCATTTCCTTAGCTGACTTAGTGTCACCTCTTTCTAAGTTATCGAGAGCCCAAGCAACCCAGCTTTGAGCACTCTTAATAAGTTTGACGTCGTCTGAGCTTTCGAGCTCTGGCTCGTACGAACCAGCCGGTGCGTCAGGATCATAAGGTGCAACCACGACAGTATCTACCGGCTTGTCGTAACCTCCGCCGACTTGATTGGCATTAAGCCAGTTAATCAGATCCTGTTTAGATGTAGGCACGTCAACCTCTACCCAGTTTCTTGGAGCGCCCTTACGAGCATCAGCTTGTGTCCCAAACCACTGGCCGTCTTTATTAGTGTAAAGTCTCATATTTTTTCTCCCTTAGGTTGTGGGGGCTATAGAAGCCCCAAGATTTCTTTTTCAGCGTTTTCAAGTACGTTAATAATTTTATCATCTACGTTTCTTGCTTTTGCTTTTGCTGATAACTTGATTAAAGCAAAGTAAACGTCACCCTGAGCCAGACATTTTTGCTGACGTTTAATATCGTTCATTATTTCGTTTTCGATTTTTTTTGCTTCTGGGCTTAACATTTTTTATCTCCTTTAAAATTTTTTAAAAATTAACTTATAGTATTAATATAGTTATTATTTTGTTAACATCAAGTTAATAATGCAACTAAATATCCAGGGAAATCAATGACTTACGATTTTTTTTCTTCGTAGTGTAAAATGCGATGACAATTTGCACACAATATTTGGCACTTTGCGGCCTCCTCATAAGCACGCTTCCATTGCTTGTGAGATATGTATTTACTGACTTTTGTATCGCCTTTTGCTTCTGGGTGGTGAAAGTCGATAGCTGCCGGGTGCGAAAATCCGCACTTCTCACATTTCAGCTTTGATTTAAATTCCCACCATTTTTCTCTATGTTTTTTGACGTTTTCTCTAGTGCTCTGCAAAACCTTCTCCCTATTTTCCAGATACCATTTCATGCCGTAAGATCTGTTATAGATCTTACGCCGCTCTTTATCTTTATACGGCATTTCTTACTCCTGTTGGTAACTGTACCTTATATTATTTTTTTAAGAAATTGAAAAAAAATCGTATTAATGGCACAATAAATTTATCGGCGTTTCCCTTCTGCCGTAGAGCCCTAGGAGCTCCCCCGTGCGGCCTCCCACGCACGGGGTTTATTTAACTTAAAAATAATGTATTATAGAGCAAACTTATGAAGGAGGTTTTCTCATGCCTATGGTTGGTGGTAAAAAATACGCATACAATACTAAAGGAATGAAAGCTGCAAAGAAGGCAGCGAAGAAGTCAGGTAAAAAAGTTACTTATAAAAAGAAGGGTAAAAAGTAATGCCTAAAAAATCTTCTGGGCCCAAGCCTAAAAACCCGAAGCTGTACTCCCGGGTAAAGTCTGAAGCCAAGAAAAAATTTAAAGTCTATCCGTCTGCATATGCAAACGCTTGGCTTGTTAGGGAGTATAAAAAGCGCGGCGGTACGTATGCCTAAATCATCTGGCGGATTAACGAAGTGGTTTAAACAGGACTGGCGCGATGTTAAGACTGGCAAAAAGTGTGGCCGGACAAAGTCCAAGAAAGATAAGGGTAGGCCGTATCCAGCGTGCCGCCCTGCAAGTCAGGCAAAAACAGCCGCCGCCAAAAAAGCGGCAAAAAGAAAAACTGGACCGAAGCGCATAAGCTGGAAGACTAAGAAAGGGTCTAAAAAATGACGATGGGTTTACTAGACGCACTCGCAATGGGTTTTGGAATGAAAGACAGAACTCAAGAATATTACGATTTAACTGAGCAAAGTATCAGAAAGGATCCTCTTGGAACTTACAGACGTGGAGGTCTTGACCCAGATGATATAGCTGACAGATATGCTGCAATTGCAGAAAGTGAGGGATACCCAGTTAGAGGTGGTCCATTTAGACTTGCTAGAGTTCAAATGGGAAGAGACTTAACCGACGCTATGGATGGCGGAGGATTTGGCTACGGAGAAAGCGGCGACACATTTCAAGGCGGTCCATCAAGTATGTTTTTAAATTTATTAGGCATACGCCCATTAGGATTTAACCAACGAAACCCACAAGGCGTTGGGATGCCTCTCCGGGCTCCAATGGAAACTTTTAACGTATTACCACCGGCACTTAGATGAGTAAGAAAAAAGATCCACGACTAGCCCGGGCTGGCGTTAGCGGCTACAACAAGCCGAAGCGCACGCCTAATCACCCAAAGAAAAGTCACGTCGTTGTCGCTAAAGAGGGCGACAAGGTTAAGACAATTCGTTTTGGTCAACAGGGCGTGAGTGGAGCCGGGAAGTCTCCAAAGACGGCGAAAGATAAAGCACGTCGTAAATCATTTAAAGCGCGTCACGCAAAGAATATTGCTAAAGGCAAAATGTCGGCAGCATATTGGGCAAACAGGACTAAGTGGTAATGGTTGTATCATTATTAGACGATATTATGAGAGCGGCATTCAAGGTTAGATACCCGGAGGTTCTGCCGCCTGTTAGGTTACCTAAAGAGGGAAAACCGGGTCAATTTTACGATGCTAAAGTTCCTTCTGAAGAGCAGAAAAAACTATCCAAAGCTATGTCAAAAGTTCAGAAGCTTATTAACGAAGGCGAGTACGAGCCGTTTTTTGACGTATCAAAAAGATTTGACGTTGACCGCACAAAGTATCCTACGGCTGCCGCGCCAAACCAAACTTTAGGAATTATTCCGGCCAAGCCTGATACTATTGCAAAATACGATGAGCTTTATGGCGGTCCTGAGGCTTTTAAAAATTTACAAGAGGCATACTTAAAAGGCTTAGATATACCAGACAGTGATAAATGGTATTTCATGGGTCAGCTAGAAAAAGAATTCATTGATGAGTATGGTCCCGGGACCGGCGAGGAAATGTTTAAAAAGATGTTTGCTGATAGCATGGCATCTTGGACCGGCGGCATGGACCCAACGGCAAACCTCAGAGCTGCTTTATTTGAAAATTTTATGAATTTTAAAAAGACTGGTCTGCCTAAAGCTTCCAACCAATATCCCTATCCAGTTGGCGGTAGGTTTTTAGCTAATAATGCTAAACAGGTTGAAAAGTTAAGAGCTCAAGGAGGTAAGATTGATCCTATAACAAATCCTAAAAGATTTAACTTTAGCACAAACTTTTTAGGAGCCGCTGACCGGGCCACTATGGATGAGCAAATGACTAAGCTGGTTGTACCTGAAAAATCTGTCCCAGATTTTTATGGGTCAGCCGAAAAGCCTGTTCATAGATTAGCCGAGAAATACGATACTGATCCTCGAAACGTGCAAGAAGTTATCTGGCATGGAGGCACGGGTAAAAAAGGCAAACCTATGATCCAGTTTGTAAACGAGGCAATCGAGCGAACCAGTAAAATTACCGGCATGACGCCTAAAGAGGTGGTTAAGGGTATGGTGAGAGGAAGCATTCCTATATTCGGCCTTACAACGGCTGCCACAATACCTCAGAATATGCAGCAAGATATTTTAAATTATTTTAGCTCCGTAGAGAAGGGAGGATCCTAATGGTAAGTGTAAATCCTTTTCCAGCGATAAGAGGCTTATTAGATCTTATACACTTTTCAGATAAAGTGCGCCCCGTCATTGATCCTATGAAGCATTTAACTAATCCAAATATTCGAGGTGCTGAGGCTGCGCTGGCAAGGTCTGGAATTCGAACAACTCCATTTCGTCAGAAGCCAGAAGAGTTTTATGATCCATATCCACCACAAAGTTACTGGGCGTCAGAGGGCTATTCTAAAGAAAGAGGATTAGGCGACGCTATCCACACGACTAGAAAACCGGCTGAAGGCTTTTATGATATTAGTTCTGACGCTGATAAATTTTTACCTCTAGCCCGTGAAAAAGTTCAAGATATGCTATCTGATAAAAATATAACTTTACCTCCAAATGAGGTAACAAATCTGGTAATATCTGAGGCTATGAATATGGCAAAGACTGCTAAATATTTAGGTTTACAAAATAGAAAAGGACGCCCAAACGTATTTACACAATTCGATCCTGTTGTGCCCGAGTTTGTAAAACCGCCTGAGGGACAGTTTATGGATATTTTAAAATACTTGGAGACTTTAGAAAAATGACGACATTAGTTTATGAAATGGAAATGGATGATTTTTCAAAGTCTCTGCTTGAAACAGATCCATCATATAAAATTAAAATTTTACAAACCTTAAATGCTGACGATCCTTTGCAGATAAAATACAAAGTCGAAGTCACCGAAGAAAGAGGCGATACGTAATGAGCGTTAGATTAACTCGCACTCCTGACGGTAGAATAATGATGGTAAATCGTAACACTGGCACGAGCCAAGTGTTTGAGCCACGTCCTCAGATTATGCCAAGAGAAACGACTTTTTCTGAAGACATGACTGATTTACTTACGCCTTACATTGGTAAAAATACGGCAAGAAGTTTATTTGGCGGCAGACGTGTCGGTGGCGATATATTATCCAGATTTGTTGACAGCGCCGGTTTAGCCAACATCACACCTATATCCGCTGGCATAATGTCAGGTGGTCAGGCCGTTAAAGATTTTAGAGCTGGTGATTATGGGAGCGCGGCAGCCAATGCAGCTTTCGCTGGTTTAGATCTTGGGTTAAGTGGTTATGGTCTTAAACAACTATACAAAAATGCACCGTTGAGAAAACAGGATGGTGGTATACTTAATGAGCAGCCTAAAGTTAATTACGAGAATGCAGCTCATTACATGAGGGTAAATGAAATGATTGGGGATATGCTTAGGCCGCCATCTGCAACAATGCCGGAATACATACCACCTCGATTTGATCGTTTAGGTGTTCACGTAGGAACTCCTGAACAAGCAGCTTCTAGATATAAAATGGGTGGAACTGAAGGGCAGGGGCAGACATTTCCTTTAAAAATTAGAACAGATAAACCATTTGAAATTAAAGATTTTGAAGAGTTTGGAATTAAGCCAGATATAAGACCTCATATGGTAGAAACTATAGATGGAAAAAAAGTTTTAAATGAAGACGGCGTCAGAGAGGCTATGAACGCATATGCTGATGCAAAAAATGTAGATTTAGATAAAGGTGTAGATTTATTTAGAAAAGAACTTACAGATAAAGGTTATACCAATATCCCTTATGTTAATCTTATAGAGGGTAGCAGAAAAACAACAAAAACATATGATGGGTATTTTGATGTTTTGGAAGCTGGAAAAGATTATCCTTATACAAAAGAAAACATAAGCAACATCATGTTAGTTGACAGAACTGCTAACGATCCGGCGGTAATTAAAAGCCGATTTGCAAAATTAAAAGACGTATATGACCCAAATATAATGGCCGGTTTAGCTGGTCTTGGCTTGCTATCGCAAATAGAGAATGAGGAAGGCGAGTAAGATGGAAAAAGAAATAGACCAAATAGTATCAGCACTAGAAGCCGAACTCGATCCAATGGTAATGGATGACGAAGAGCTAAAAGGCATCGTGTCAAAAGAGATAGAAGACAGTATCGATTTTATTGATAACTGGGTATCTCCATTACGCGCCACCGCCACTGAATATTACAGAGGTGATCCCTTTGGTAATGAAGAGGCCGGAAGATCACAAATTGTAAGCATGGACGTACGGGATACCGTACAAGCCATCATGCCATCTTTAATGCGTATTTTTAATTCTACTGAAAATACGGTAGAATACGCCCCTCAAGGACCTGAAGACATAGACGCCGCAAAGCAGGCTACAGATTATGCCCGGTACGTTATCAATAGAGACAATGACGGTTTTTTACAGATCCACGCTGCTTTTAAAGATGCGCTAATTCGTAAAGTGGGTGTTTTAAAATGTTACTGGGATGATCAAACAAAATTTGAAACACACAACTGGACTGGCTTAGACGATAATGCCTTAGCGGCTCTTATGTCGGATACTAGTGTTGATGTTGAGGTCCTAGCCTCTAAGCAAGTCGGTGAGCCTATGATGGACCAGATGACAGGTGCAATGCTACCGCCTCCAATGGTGCACTCAGTGAGGGCTACATACACTCACCCGGACGGTAGAGTTAAGATGGAAGCCGTCCCACCTGAGGAGTTCTTAATTTCCCGGGAAGCTAAGTCATTAGAACAGG